CCTAGATAACTGCAAACAGATTTTAGTATTGGCCAGTATTGTTTATCAATTTTAAATAATAACAAAGTCATACAAGCTTCAGCACCAAAAACATTATGTAATAATATAATATGATTTAGTATCAATCGTATCTTTATTTCGCCTAGTGTTTCATACTTACGAAATAGTCGCTTGAGATATTTAAATCTCTTTATATCATCATCAAACTCTTGTTGTTTTTCAAGAGTCGGGTTGTCGTAGTTTTGCATAGCATACAACAACCAATTCTGTTTGGTTATCTCTTCAAACATTTACACTAGTTTAGCGTAAACTTTTGACATTCCAGTTTTTAATGTTTCGTATTCAACTTGAAGCTTTAAACCACCTTCTTTTCTGTGAGAAATACCATCATCATTAATATCTGAACCATCTACGTCCTTGCCAAATCTTCCTCCGCCAAATTTAACTTCAGCTACAAAATTACCCTTATCGCCTGTCACTTCTTGTACAGGTACGAAAAGACCAATCTTCATAAGGTTATTTCTGATTTCTTCTACTGCGTGACCAGCTGTCATATATTCTTTCATTGCTGTTCCACCAAGAAATGCGTTTATTCTTTTTAAAACTTCAGGATCCTGTACATTATGAGGTCCAATACTACCGTCTTCAAAAGAAGCTACATCAGCAGTACCAACACCAACATCATTCACAGATTCCGAAATATTAATATGTTGTTTAAATGTTTTCATTTTCCTTTTTTCCTTTATTTGTACTTATCCGATACCTTTTTAGAACCATCGGCTCTTGGTATCAGACCTTTTGCTTTAAGGTGTGCCTTATCGGTAAAACCTGCCTTACCTGCTTTGTGACGCTTCATAGCGTCAGCAGTATCAGGAGCTTTTTCACCTAATAAGTCTTCCTCAAAGTCTTTCAAATTCTCATCTTCTACAAAAGATTTAAATTTTTTCATCTTTTTTCTTCTTTACTTTTCTCTTTACAGGTTGCTCTGAAGTTTCAGGTTCATCCGTAGAAATTCTATGAGCTTCACCTTTCTTATCTGCAATCTGTATCAAGTTTGAGGCAAATTGAATTGCACCATTTAAGGCATTTAAATTACCTTTCATAGTGATTAAATCTGTCTCTAGTTTACCTATGTTTTTTTTCAACTCATCAAAGTCATCTGACAATTTTTGTCTATGACCTTCAAGTTCTTTTAATGTAATTATAGACATAATATTTTCCAATCATTATTATACGGTTGTGTAGGCGTTACCACCCATAATATTCCAAGAACCGTTTTTAAACATCAACATAGCAGTTTTACCACCGCCAGATAAAACAACACTAGTGTGTCCTCTTAAACTTGCTGGTGTAATTGTAGCTGCAAATGAGCCACCGCTTGAAGTGTTAATAAACATTTTAACTTGACCATCACTACCATTTGCTAATGAAATTGTACCTGCTTGAGAGCCTGCGTTAATTTCTGTAATAGCTGAGGTTACGTCTGCAACAATAACGGTAGAACCGTCTGTTGTTACCTGTTGTGATGATTGTTTCAATCCTAAAAATGTAGGAATATTATTGAATATTGAGCTTGCACTTACTTTTTTATTGATTGGTGTTCCGCTTGGGTCGTCCACTACGTGGAACAAATCTACGGAAGCTAATGCGTTACCTAAATCGGTAAGCTGTGTGATTTTCTTATCTGCCATTTTTTTCTCCTATAAACCCTATTGGGTATGCTACTTGTACCATTTGATACAATCACTTTATTAATATATTTATAAGGGTAGGAACATAGTTCCTACCCCTATGTTTGTTGATTATTAAGCGTCAGCTGAGTTAGTTAATGCAACTAATGTTTCAAACTGAATTCTACTTGCTCTACCACCAGAACCAGTTGTTTTTAGGTTCCAACCAGCGTGTGCAATTTTACCAGATTGTGTTTCTGTGTCTTTGAAATTAAAAAGACCCATAGTCACACCAGTAATGAAATTGTTAGCAGTTGTATCACCGAACAAATCAGTTCTATTAGCCGAAGTAGGCTCTTTTCTGATTGCAGCTACAGCCCATAACGGTGCTCCAGCAGCTTCGTCTTTATTAGTATGTGATGACATAGTATTCTCTCCCTTTAAGTTAAATTATTGGTACTCAATTGTTAATATACACCAATATTTATAAAGGAATTAGTCTTTGTCCCAAAATAATGGGTCGGTAATCTCGCTATGGTCTACATAACAATTTAGAGACCATTTAGGAACGGTCTCTTTATCTTTACCTACTACGAATACTTTATGGAGATAATCTTCGTTATTAAAAAATATTACTTCACCTGGTCCATAGGTCATACTTTCCCACTTACCAGTTTTTTCATTTAATATTTCAGTTCTTGTATAGTTTTGTAAACCTACAACGACATTTAAAGGTGCTGATTTATTTTTTCTACCTGAATCTTTGGCGTCTGAAACAAATACTCTATCATCAAAGTGTGATATATATTCTTCTCTTTGACCTTTTGTATGAGCTGCCGTAGCGGCTGCGTAATCATCTTTGTGAGGTTCTAGTTCTAGTGTTGTACAATCCCAATCCCATAAAAATGAAAAAGGTTTTATCTTAACACCAATACTTTCGTTTATAGCATTCTCTATATGTTTTGGTAAATCACCGTCATATAAATTATAATAATAAGTTCCGTTTCTACAAGGAAACTCATTATGCCATTTGTAATCTTTTTTAGGGAATAAGGTTTTTAATTCTGAACATAATTTATTCACATCATACTTTAAATCATATTTCTTAATTAACATATTACATCATCTTTTTAAGAAGTCTCAAAGTTCTTGAAGTATCACCATTGTGAACAATACCTTGTCCGCCTCTGGCTCTAAACTCATTTACATTTTTAGGATAATCGTCAATTAGTATTGCGTCTTTTTTAGCAAACTGCTGTTTTTGTACACGCTTAACTAAATTAATTTTGTTTGATGATATACCTAGGTTTTTGGATGCCCAAAATCTTTTTCCTGGTATACAATTCTTGTCGTAAGTATCTTCAACAAATGCTGATAAAATTTCTGTATCGTATCTTTTTAAAAAGTTCCAGAGTTGTTTACCGCCTGACATCCAAGGTAACTCTCGCCAAAAATTAGGGTTAGATTTTATCATACCCCATTTTTCTGACTTACTACCTTTAGACCAGTCTGTAATTGATTTGCCTGTAAGAGACTCAGCACCTTTTACAAAGTCAACAAGAACACCGTCCATATCACAATATATTTTTTTCATAGTGTTGTCCTTTTTTATTATGACTTATTATAACACAAGGTTATATAAAAGGCAAGCACTTTCTTTACTTATTATAGTTGATTTTTGGCTCAGTTTCTACTTTGGTCTTCTTCATACCTGTCATAGTAGTACCTTGGCCGTCTGATTCTTTTTTGTATTTCTTATCAATCATATTAAAAAAGTCTTTCTTTTCTTTAGGTGACATAGAACCGATACCTTTACCAGTTTTCTCTAGTTCCTTTTTGAACATCTTTTGATATCCACTTTCTTCAGTATGTTTTGATAAATTCTTGGCTACTTCTTCAATACTGCCAGGTTTGTTATTTAAATATCCCATTTTATTTTCCCTTTACTTGTTTTGCTAAGTCTTTGTCTGCACCACCCCAAGTACCACTTGATTTAGTGACAAATGAATTTACTCTAGCAAAAGCCCATTGTTGCTGTGTAGCTCCTGGTCGGTGTCCACCTCTCCAAGCTGCCATACCTCTATCATAAACTTTTTTAAGTATACCATATGGCATACCAGATTTTTCAGCTTTGTTTTTTAAACCTTTAATCTGTTCATAAATTTCTCTACTAGGATGATTTTCATTTTGTTCTTTTTTTAAAATCTTATCTGCAATTTCGTGACCTTTTTTAATTGTTTTCTTAGCTAAAGGTGGTTCATCATTCATAACTTTTTTAGCCTGTGACATACCTATTGCGTAAGCGTCATCTTTTTTCATTTCATTCATACCTAGAAACTTCTTTTGTTTTGCAATTTCTTTATCAGTATTATTTTCACCTTGTTTATCTTTTGCTTGTGCCATTCGGCCTTTTTGAATTAGTAAGTTGTGTAATTTAGTAAACTTGCCCTCGTTAATATCTTCATTAGTTCTTTTTAAAACTTTTTGTACATCTGGATGTCTTGATAAACCTTTTGCAAGTTTTTCAATTGCTGAAACAGCACCTGAATAATTACCTTGTTTATATCTAGGGTCGTTTGCAATACCATATGCTTGTTTAATTTGTTGTGTAGAATATTCTTTAATTGTTTCTTCTTGTTCTTCAGGTACACAATTAGGTACTTGTTTACCACCCTTGTTCTTCATACCAACTTGTTTGTAACCTGTCCAACAAGCTTCAAACATTTCTTCATCTAAATCTATTTCTTCTTTAAAAGGATTAATAGTAGTTGTTTTAAATTTCATTTTTCTAACTACTAATTTTGATTTAGAACCAGATGAAACAAAAGGTATATTTGCTTTACCTAAAATCTCTAAATTTTTATCATTTAGTTTGTCAAGTATATTCATTAATTGTTTTGCTCTAGCAGCAGTAATTTTTTTACCTCTAAAAGGTTCGTATTCTTTTTTAAGAGTTTTTAACATCATAGGTGTTATTGAATCAGGAGCCTCTTCTAATGTTTCTTCTTTTACTTGCTCCTTTTCTCTCTTCATTTTATCTCGCATATGTTTATATGCAATACCAACTTGTAATAATGGTTCACCAGTTTCAGGATTTACCATTTTTTCTGTTTCTTTTTTAGCAACTTTAGCCTTATCCGTTTCAGCCTTTGCTTTTAGTTGATTAATTTCTGCCTGTTTCTGGTCTACTTGAGCTTTTAATTTTTCTTTATCGTCTGTTTTTTCTGTCGCTGCTTGCGCCTCTGAATCAGGTGCTATATCATCTTTCTTTTTTTTCTTATCCATTTCATCAGCAGCTTCTGACCAAGTTTCAACATTCTCTTTAATTTTTTCTTTAGCTGGCTTTGCGTCTTGCATATCTTGAGCAGAATCACCTTCTTCTTCACCAAGAATTGCTTTTACAGCTTTAACATCTATCTTTAATGCTTTTGCAATTTGAGCGGCCGACTTACCGTCTTTTACCATTGCGTCTATTTCTGACATTCTACCTTCAATTAAATCTGATATATGTTTTATACCTGCGTCTTTAATTGCTAGTTGAGTTGGTACATCCATATTTGCAATCATTTTTTTAACTGCTGGTGTGACATCTGATTTAGTTTTGAATTGCCAAATCTTTTTGATGTTCATAATTTGTTTATCGTTTAATCTTGATTGTAGGTAACCAACTTCATTAAGTTCTACCTCAGCCATTGCTTCTCTAAATGTTTTTCTATATCTACTCATTAGTTATCTACCTTTGCTCCCGCTCTCCATTGATAGCAAGACCAATATCTTGCTTTAGTTTTTGGACCAGGATTTTCACAATTGTGTCTAGCTCTGAAGCTTTTTCTTCTAGCCGGGTCGTCTCTTTTTATACTTAATCCTGTTGTATCGCCAAACGATACTTTTTTAATTTTATCACCGTCTCTGACATATACGTAAAATTTTTTACTTCCACCACGTATTGGGTCATTAAGTTTGACCTTTTTACCTTGAAATTCAGCCTCTTCAATACCTTCTAATTCGTGTTCAAAGATAACATCTTCACAGGCCTCATCAATTTTATCGTACTCTTTAAATGTCTTCATTAAATTCTCTCTATCATTTTAGCAACAGCCTCTTCAAGCTTTGCTTTCCATTGTTCTTTGTATCGTTCCCTATATTTATCAATTGTGGACTCTGAAGCCGCCCATTCTTTTACTTCTTTTTGAGTAGGTTTATCTACTTCTCTTTCTAGGAAACCTTTTACCTTTTTAATTTCAGGCCTTTCACCACTACCTGGTTGTGATGGTTTGTAAGTAGGATTTTCATATCCTGCATAGTCTGGTTCACCTGGTGTTATGGTTGATGTATGTTTATAGTAGTCTTGACCAATGTCCGTACTTTCTTTGACTTTGGTTTTGAGTTCACTATATAACTCTCCAAACATTTTCTTATATTTTTGCGTGTGCTTACTAGGCTTTGTCTTTGCCGTCTTATCTCCAGGTGCTGGTGTGTTGTCATTCTTTGTTGTGTCTTTGCCTTTAAAATGGCCAGCTCTTTTGTCTTTAACATCTTTTTGTAATCCACTATAATATTTTTTAGGTTGTGTTCCTTTTTTATCTTTCACGTCTTTATCTTGAGCTAATCTATCAGTATGTGCTTTTGAGGCCTCTGATACTGCTTCAAATCCATAGTCAACGTCTAGGTTATATTCCCTCACGTCTACCTCTCTATCTGCTGATACAGGTACACAATCCCATATCCAAGCTTTGTGTAAATTATTTTTATTATCTTCTAGTACAACATAATTTGTACCTTTTCTTTTTACTATACCTTGTACATCTTCTTTGACATAGTTAACTTTTTCACCAACATTAAATATCATTTCTCTAATATATAAATCTCTAATTTGTTGGTGTTCAAAGTCTTTAAACGGTACAACTTCTCTAGTCTCTCCTGTGTATTGAGCGGCTAAGTTCATACCTTGTCTAACTTGTTTCATAATGGCAGTTGCGTCAACACCTCTTGGTAGTCCTCTTTTAAAACTACTAATATCATTACTTGAAGCAGCTGCTCTCATCTTACTTGCTGACATACCTGATACGTTATCAGCATCCGGGTCTCTTTCGCCAGCAGATACAATATTAATATTTTCAAAATTATAATAACCGTGTCTTGATTTTACATCATTATATTTTTTTATTATTGTATCAAACTCTCTTACTCTATCACTACCAACAACCATAGTTATATCTGTATAACCTCTTTTGTAAAGTAGTGTACAAATATCTAATATCATATTTGTATTATTAACTTCTATATTTCTTGCGTGTCTAGGAAACATCTTCTTCATTATGTCCAGTTTTTGTCTAGGCGATAATGGATTCTTTTTAGGATCCTGACTTCTACTTAAATAAACTCTGTAATCATCTGCTCTCACACTTGCCACTTTATTAATTAACTTTTCGTGACCAGTTGTAGGTGGATTAAATCTACCAAAACTAAATGCAATTGATTTACCTTTTGCTTCGTGCATTTCTAAATCATCTATCTCTTTATCAGATACTTTACCATCATCTAAAATTTTCTTACACTTCTTATAGAAGTTTAGATAGTGATACTTTTCTAACATCTTATAGATAACATTTTTAGGTAATCTATTTTTTATACCAAACTTTTGTATTTCATCTGGTGACATATCTTTATCAAATGCAGCTCTTCTATCTGCGTCAACACCATCACCTACTTTGATAATAGATTTAATACTATCTTCTATCTCTTCTAACTTATCATTTATTCTATCTTGTAGATTTAAAATATCATTAGGTTCTAATTCTTCTAGTTCTCTGTAATCTATAATATCTCTTTTTAATTCACCTTTAATTACATCTAACTCTTGTACCTTTTTCTCAAAATCATTTATATACAATTTTACATCAAAGGTAAAATCTTCTGGTCTTTTAATAAATTTATTATTTTCTATATCAAATACTGCGTCAGCCTTTTTATTCTGGTCATCATAAGTTTCTTTATCAGTTATGAAGTAATAATTAATAGGGTGTTCAGAACCAGGTATTAGTTTACCTTGTATATTATCTGGATTGTTAGCAGACAAATACTTTTTAGATAATCTTGTTCTCTCTTCTTCTTGTTTTTCAGCAGGCACATCAAACAATACATTAAGGTCTAGGTCTGCGTCATTTCTATATCTTTTTGTTAAAATAGAACCAATCAATGATACTTTTAAAATAGGATATTCGGACTCAAATTC